CTACGTCAAAGAGATCTTCGGAGGGGCCGACGTCGGGTGGGGGCTCAATAGGGAGGCCCGTTTCAGAGCTATAGATACCGGGTTCGGATTCGGAGTCGTCGGGAACATCCCCTCGATTGAGGAGATTTCCTTCTGCATCATATTCCGCGTACCTATCAGCAATTCCATCGCCGTCGGTATCCACTAGGTGTATACCCTCTTCGCGGCCGGACGCCGCAAGTTCATCTGGGTCAAGGCCAAGACGCTCTGCATCCGCTGCGACGCGACCGGCGACTGCTTCGTCCGTTTCAGACTCGGCTGTCGAGCCGGCCGGCGGTGTGGGTTCCTCTTCCACGGCCAAATTCGGCGTAAGGAGGGGGCGCAAGATACCAGGTGCGGTCGCTCCGTTGGCCACTTTTTGCATCACTTCATCAATTTGGTCCTGTCGTTCAAGCGAAAATGCGGCGTTGGCGGCCCGGGCGTTCTTCAATTGTGAGATGGTGCCTTGGGGTGCGGGGGCGGACTGGAAAAAGTTAGGGTAGTTTTGGTATGTTTCGAGCATTATATCTTGAAGCGTGTAAGCAGCGTCCTCCGAGACCCCGGCATCAGGAGTATAGCCATCCTTAGCGGGATATGGAAAACGTGTGGGGCCATTAGGGTCTTTGGGGCTCTCCAATATTTCATAACTATACCCGCTAAATGCTGTGCCGGCCGTGCGAAGTTCGAGAGTGGTAACCAACAAGTCGGCGCCGGCATATGAATATGCAGAAAACTGTATACTTGTAATAAATGGGTTTGTTAATTTGTGGACTCCCACTGCAATACCGTCATAAAACTGAGGACTGGTACGGCTGGGATTATCGCCGCCGAAAAACCCAGCAGGATCTGGCCGGCCGCCGATATCGAGAACTGTAAGTATGCGCTTTTTAGGAGGTAGGTCGGGCCATAAAGCATCAGGAAATAGGCGTACTTGAGTTTTGCTGGGACGAGTGTTGGCCAAATGCACTAGCAAACTAGTAGAAAAGTGCATATCATCTTGCAACGTGCTAACCAATGAAATGGATGCTGGCTGAATCTGAGCTTTCCCACTCAGCGGATCAGCGAAGTATACATTTCGGCCGGCCATCTTTCGTTCTGTTATACTTGTCCCGAACCCCGGGGGAGTGAAGGAGGTGACGATGTGAGGACTTGTGCGCATATAAGCATGCGCGCTGAGCCGGGTGGTCTGGGTTGCCTTGGAAATTACCTTGGTCTTTGACCTGGCCGAGTGGACGTCGCCACGCGATCGGGTTGGGACGGTGTGGCCAGAAGCCTCACGCCGTTGTTTGCGGCGCTCGGCCCTTGTCTTCGCGCGATTGGCGCTCCTTGCCGCGCCGCCGGTACCCTGGAGTACAGAGCCCTTAGGCCATAGAAGTCTTGCAAAGGCGCGGGCGTCTTGGTCTTCCTCCGCAGGCAGCGGCATGCAGACCGGAAACATGCATAGAAAGCGATGCTGTTGTTTGGCTTCGAGCCATGGATCAGCCCATGTGGACCATGGCGAAGTCGAAGTAGGCTGAGGGCCTGGAAACGATCCCTGGGCCATGGGTTAGCCCCCGAACGTATAAGTTGCCCAGTCGTATCGTAAGCCGATATCTACTGTAAGAAGGTCTTCACTCGCATAATCTAGGGTACCATATGAGATTGAAGTCACAAAAGGATTATTAAGAGTATGCGTCCCCAGAATAATACCATTTCCGTTTAGTTCATTAACACGAACCTTGGTGCCGATGGCATTAACAGAGGCTGCCTTGTTTACGGTTGCCGCATTGGCGGCCACGACGGAGGCATGCTGAGAAACTTGATTTGGCATCCGGAATCCGGAAGCCAGGAGGACCGCTTGGAGAGTGGCATCCATATCAGGATCTGCCGCGTCTACAAACTGCATAGTAATTTCATTCCAAGTAACACGTCCAGGATAATAAAAGGTCTTATCTAGAAACTGATGCTCTGTCACACCAATAGTATACGCCGGTTTCGTAAAGGTTCGGGCAAATATTTGCGCCTGTACGTTTCCGGGGAGATCGAAAGTAACCAAAAACCGATGTGATCTTTTAGGTTCTGCTGCTGGATTGTCCCAAAATAATGCCATTTTAAATTCCTCTTTAATTTAACTAGTGAGAGGGCGGTTATTCCCCCCCTTCACTCTTAAAATTCTACTCCCGATCTAGTGATTACGAAGTCCAGAGCAATAAATTCAATTGCACGAGTGGGCTTCAATAATATTTTCGCATACATGATGTTTCTGTCTACCAAATCTGGGGTAGTAGTCGACTTGTCGAGGATAACTCGATAATCCGACAGCCCGTATCGTTGCTTGACGGACGAGAGGAACGGATCCACTCGGTTCGTAAAACGATTCCAGGTAACCTGAACATTCGGATCAAACAGAATGTTGTTCGCAATAATACGAATCTGCTTCTTTAAGTAAATTAGCAGACGGCGCACGTTAATGCGATCCAGCGCCGAAGGGGTCGCTTGAAGTGTCTTCTGTCCGAAGACCACAATGCCCTCAGACGGGAAGGACGCAATTGGATTAACGTTAACTTCGTAAAGATTATCACGTTGTTCAGACGTTAGCCTCTCAATCACATTGGTGACCCGTAAACCGGCGCTTCCACCACCTAGGCCGCCGCGGTTAAAGCCCGCAGGCGCAAACCATAGAGCCGTCTTCGCTGCCGAGGAAGCCAAAACTCCCAGAGCAATGGTAGAGGGCGGCACCCATAGACGTCGACCTCGCGAGGTGTCCTGAATTTGGACCCAGGGATAGTAGGCACAGCCATAGCTGCTATTGAAATCACGATCTTCAACCCCGCTTACAGTATCCGCACTGGTACCCTTCCTAGCTGAGAAAGAGTCAGTGTTTTCCGTCGAGGGGATGAATCCATTCTCCAAGTCAATGATCGCCAAAACATCTTTACGTTCCTCGGCCATGGCCAGGAGATAATCTGTCGTCTGCGTATCGGTGACACCAGGGATTGCTGCCAAGTTGATATTGATCTGGTCTTGGTCCGCAACCGAATCGATCGCCTTCTTAATGGTATAATACATCGGCGCATCACGCGTCAACTTATCAGTACCCGCCAAGGCGCGACTATTATTGAACGGATTGCGCTCTTGAATATCAACCCCATCAAAGCCACCATACATCGGAACCGTGAATCGATTCCATCCTGCGTTTAGCAGACTCGCATATGAGGAGCTAAGGGCTGTTTTAGAAGTTCCGGCTCGTCGGGCGCCCTGAGGGGTTCCGCGATAGGGGTTACTGCTCTTAATATCATCGGTATTCCCCACAATGGTATTGTTATATACGCCAAGCTCCGAGCCACTATGACGGGCTGTCGGACCAGCTGAGATAACAATGTCGTCTAAGGAGAAGCCAGGTGAAAGAATTACCGTTCGAGCAGCCAGACCCTGTGGCATCACGCGGATTAGATCCCGGATCGTCCCATCAAAAATGAGAGTGTCCGGGCCCTGGTTCGTGGTGAGACCAAAGAAAGCATTCTTGGATCGAGCCAAGTTACCGTCGGCTGAACTGGCGCGCATGGCCATCTGAGGCATGAGGAAACTGGCTGCATCGATAAGACCGCCCGAGCCTACTCTGGCCCCCCAGTAGATGGCTGAGGTATCGCCTGCACTGCCTAGGCCGCCTGAGAACCCCTTTGCTGAGGCCGAAAGGATGTTGGGCGCCCAGAAGGGGGCCGAGTCGAAGATCGAACTACCGGTAATCCCAACGGTTGCGTTGCCAGCAGTGCCCGGGGCGCTTTGCGTTAGCTGCAGAATCGCCACTGCGCCCGCCGTGACGACTTTCGACGTCAAGCCTAACTTGCTTAATGCGCTGTTATCGAGAACGTTCTTCAAATTAGTGGCCGTTGTCAGCGCCGTCGCAAAAGGTGACGACCCTGTAGTCCAGAAGACGTAAGATCCCTGGCCCGGGCCTCCGCGGCCTGCGCCGGCTGGCCTTTGCAGAGTAGAACCGGAAGCCATACGATAGCTGCTAGTACTAGGCACAAAAATCTCAACAAGACCAGCTGAATTGGTAAGAGCTAGGCCGGCCTGTAACACATTACCGGGTGTAACCATATTTTTAATACTGCCACTGAACAGGATCTGAGATGTGGCAAGCTGGGAAGCGCCGCGGCCTGTGCCGGGTCCGCCCGGAAGACTACCAGAGCCGCCGTCGCGGAAAATGCTCTTCGCTAAGGAGGCCGGATCGGTCGTCAGACTGAAATCGAGGAGTTCGAGACTGCCCGAGGCGCCATTGAACCCACGATAGGTGGGGATGCCGCGGTAACCGAAGGGAAGGAGAGAAGCCTCCTGGGATCCATTGTCTACCTCTTCGTCCATTTCGACGCGAATATACTTAGAGCGATTGGGGTACTGTCCCAGTTCTCGCCATTTAAGGTTAACTGAATCATATTCAAAGCTCTTGTCGCCGATCTTACGACCAATGTAATTATTGGAAGCAGGGTTCAGGCTCAAATTATTGAACTGTTCGTAAATAACCGGATTTTCATCGGTATCTTGGAGATCTCGTACTAAGAGTGTGAAAGTACCGTACGCTTCAAACTGTGGGTTAGTAGAGGGCTTAATGTCGGAAAAAGAAATCTTATAATGAGACTGTGCGTACTCCACTCCCTCGCGCGAATGAACCCTAAAGAGACGCGGGACAGTAGAATTAATATCGAATTTAGCGAAATCCGTTCCTAGCTGCTGTGCAACAATCCATGGGGTAGCCGGGGTTACATATCCTGTACGGAAATTCGCTCCGTTCGCCGAGCCACTAACGAGACCCAGAATAACTCCATAAGTATCACTGAAATCAGTCCGGCTAATATCGCCGTCGCCATCTAGCGGCTGGACGAAGTCTAGGACCGACCTCTCGTAAGACGGACCAAGAAGGTGGTCTTCGAGATTGGATCCGATTGTAATAGCAGAATTCAGCAACTGTGGATTCGTGTTAAAGACCGAACGGATGTAGCGTCCAGATTTGGGATCAAAGTTAAAAGTCTTTTCTTTAATTCCCAAAGAACTACTAATACGGACTTTGTACTCAGCCGTCGAAGTGGCAGCAATAGATACTGGTTCGATTAGAGTACCCGCACCTGCGACCGGGGTGACTGTGCCAGCAAGGTTGCCGCTTAACTCAATGGTAGCGTCCGATCCTGTAAGATAGAAGACAGCTGCGAGCATCCCCTCGCCATGACGGGTGGAGCCCGAACCAACAATAAAGAGACCATAGGGACCACCTTTACTGGAGGGGGTAAGCAGAGGGAAATCCCAGCCCGCTAGGCCGTCGGCGTTAGCGGCAGGATCCTGATCACCAACCAGTCTCACAAATGTTAGAGGAGCAGAATTTGCAAGATAAGCTTTGGCTGCATATGCGCCATAAGTCGGGTTGGCATGGTTTCCATTTCTCCATACATCCGAATTGCGGCCAGTGCCAGGCATCGGTCGGCCGAACATATTAACAAAGTCGGCATACGTCGAAACAGTGACGGGCACCAGTGCGGGCCCCTTTTCGGCTACCCCGAAAACTACGGGGCCGGCCCCACCTCGTCGTCGCCCCGCAACCTGGGATTGGTCAATCTCATTTATGAATACGCCGGGCGATACAAATCTAAATCTATCAACGGACATGCGTCTTGTCTCCTCTAGAACTTAATACCTTAAAGTACATTCAAATATAAATAGTAAATAAAAGCCGCAAACACCATTAGTCTTTATAAAACCCCGAATTATCCAGGAAGTCCTGTATTTCCCCGACAATGACCCTTTCGCGAGGGATTTTAACTTCCACTGCATTCTCTCGATAGACCAAGTTTGGTTTCTCCTGATTGTCGCCGTCGCCTATTAAATATCCCAGCACTTTCAGATTCAGTATAGATTCATAATTGCGGTGTGTCATAGCCAGGGAAGTCATATTGGAATTATCAGTCAAGTTGCCGTCTATGAAGGCCTCATATTTGTGTCCATCCTTCTCTAATCGGAAAGGCATTCGATTGAGGCCTCCTTGGCGAATAAACTTACGAATGATCGTGTTCATCTGCTGCTGGTACTCGGCGCGCATAGATATCTCATAATTAACAGCAATCCATGTAGGAAACGGAATTGTCACCGTCTTATAAACCGTCTTGTTGTTTCTTACTTCGGGCCACGTGGCGCGTCCATACTTCTTTTTTGCATAAGCATTTTGAAATTCTGCAGTCTTTTTCTGATATATCTCTCGCGCAATGGTGATAGTACCCCCCATGGCGTCGCGGACTTCCGGAATATTGGCCGCGGGAATAGCATATTCAGATGCAGGGTTCTTTTCAATGGCTGCTCGATGAATCGTGATTAGGGGTAATTTAAGCATATCTTCGCTATCGCGTAAATCCTTGTTATGTTTCATTTGATAAACACGTTCCGCAGTCACCCATAAAACGGGGACTTTTTTGAACCCCTCATTTGTTTGAGTAGAAATATTTAACCGCTCGTTCACATAATCAAGTACCGCGCCATCAATCGTTTCCAAAGAGGACGGTGTAATTTCTACGGTCTTAACAATTGAGGGATCAGTTAGCCCCAGATTTTGATTCTTAGGAGGATTCTCAATTTGCTCCTGAGTTCTGGTGCTGGCTATATTCTTTGTTGCTGTCTTGCGCTGCCGAATTGTTGGTAAGGTTTCGTCGTCCATCTATTAGCCCACAAAAATACCGGTTGGTATAGCTTGAAGAATGTTTTCTGCCGAATCTTGTAGGGTAGAGTCCTTCGCAGCTAGCTCCGCATATGTTAGCTCGTCGAGGGTTGTCTTCAACTCTTCTCGCAACAAATCTTGTTCAGCTTTAGCCTGATTTAATAAGTCGCTGGCATTCAACGTCACGCTTTCGCCGGGAATTGGAATAACAGCAAATTTACCACGAATCTGCCCCAGTATTTCTTTTGTGAGAGCGAGAGCAAAGCGCCGCACCCACTGCTTCCCGATAGAATTAATACTCTCATACGGAAGATTTTGAAAAGGAAGAGTATTCATATTATTGATACCTTCCACCCCGGATCCGGGCTGGCCGTCGCCCTCTTCCCATGGGGCGTATTGATTGTCAATACTAAAATCAACCCAATATTTTTCTGGGCTTGTTTGATCAGGAGTCGGGAAAATACGTAGTCGATTATTCTTAATTTCATAGGAATAGTGTGAGATACGTGTCCATAAAGCGTCTTCATAGGCCATGGCTTGAAGCTTATTCTGCCAGGTGGGAATAATTTCAAAGGTAGAATCATCTGCATACTGTCCATACGTACGCAAGTTGCCCACCACCGAAAATCCGCCGTAATAACCATAGAATCTCCACATGGCGCGCGGAGTTTTAAAGTAAACCTTACGTATAGTTATTCTTTTGTTCTTGACTTGATTGGCAAAGGAACCGGTTCCTGTGGCCGATGATGCTGAAATAATGCTTTGTAAATCATAATCCTGCTGATGAGCTTTGCGGGCAATAGAGGCAGAGTAGATAGGAAGTGTTCCTCCCAATCCCACATCTGTAATGTTGCGCTCGCTGACGCGATGGGTGATCCTATAATCATAGCGCGGGTAGGCTAGCTGGGGTTCTTTGCCGTACGGACCGACACTGCTGCTGACGAGCTGCCCATCTTGGTCGAAGGACCCAGTAGGGGCGCCCAGCATACTGCCCAATGCATTCTTACTTTGATGTAAATTGACAATATATGAATATTCGAGTACAGCTTCTTCGTATGCGGCATATACATTGCCCTCCGCTAGTTCTATGTCTAATACATCACCGCCCAGCTTCTTATAAGTATAGGCTACCTGATCTGCGGCGCCAGAAAGAAAGGTCGCTGAGGCGGCATAGATACCAAAAGGAAGGGTGGCTGCAACACTAGTTACGGTGCCTCCCGCTGGTAAAACATTAATATTGGTTGTCGATGCCGGATTAAGTTTCGGAACGGCCATTAGGATACCTCAGATTAGTCTAGTACTAAATAGAAAGCCCCGCCTCAAAAAGAGGCAGGGCTTTCAATATTTTGACCTTACGTCAGGTTATTACGAGGAAGTCAGTAGATCGCGAACGACAACTAATCCATACATATCCGGACGAACCATCTTCTTGGCATATCGGGTCATCACGCCTTTGCGGGGCACGAAGTCTTCAACACCGAAGATAGTAGGTGTGGTCTGCAGCGGCACATAAGGCGCGTATACATAACCACTTTCGAGGAAACTACTTCCACGTCGACCCACAAGGATCAGATTACGTGGGAAGTAAGGATCGACAATAATGTCAAACTTCTTCGAAAGGGAACCGACCTTAACAGCACCCGCGTCTCCGCGGTCGCTATCAGCAGTCACATTAGCACGGAATCCAGCAGTAAACTCAAGGACATTGGCAACTTCGGGTCCGCAGACGATGAAGTTAGCCGCTCCTCGGAGAGTCTTGCGATGGATCTGTGCAGACACATCATTAATGGTCTCAATGAGAGTCTCGTACCACTCGCTCACATTACCGGTGAAATCTCCACCAGCAACGACTACACCACTCTCACGGTCGACAAAGCGACCAGGCACACGGGACCAATAACGCGTTGCCGCGGTAGAACCGCGGACGAGATCTTCGAGGATCTCGCGATCGATTTCAAGAGCAATCTGCTCCGAAAGGATCTGAGTCAACTCGACCTCAGCATCAAGGTTGTGGTAGGCGTTAAGATCCTGTCCTAACTCCGGAGTCCACTTGGCCTTGAGCTTCTTGGTCACAGCCGTAACCGCCACAGAATCGACCTTGATGTCGATTTCCGGGATGTCCGGGCTATTTTCGAGTCCCCACTCAGTGGTACCGCGAACAGAACCAAGAGCAGAGCCATCGGCCCAGACGTCAGCCTCAGGATATACCATCGTCTTCGCTCCGGTCTGGACGATCCGAACGACGGCTTCGGGGCTGACCCCGGAGGCGCCTTGCGCTACCAGAATAAGATTATCCGAAGCGCGGTTGCCAGGGCGGCCACCGAGAGATGCGGAACTAAACTGCGTTAGGCGACGTAGAAGCCGCGCGTTGGCGGTGAACTTGCCGACAGAACTACCCGATACGTTGATTGCGATGAGATCATCACGATTCAAAATCTGGTCGCCCGCGGTACCCATTAGTGAGTTGGCGGCGCCTTCGAGGCGAAGCGAGAAGACTGCAACATTACTACCACTAGCAAGATCAGGGTCAAACTGACAAAGTTCAAGCAAAGTGGTTCCTGTC